GGACACAGAAACGATAAGATTCATGATCGAAAACGACCCAGAAACCAACCTAGATTTCTTGACTTTGAGACGAACTTTCGAAAGATCCATGCTTGCTTTAAACTACGTAAAATTATTTAATCCAGGGACAAAAGACGGAAGATTCAAGCTTTTTGGAAACTTCGTTTTTGTGTATTGCACGCAAAATCACCGACTTTTGCGAAACTACGATAAAAAGCTTATGAAACAACTACTTACGACCTAAAAATCGCAAGAAAAAGTTGCTGCATAATGCATAGTACCTAGTAGTGGGATCTAAATAAAATAACTAGAAAAAGAGGGAAAAAGAGAAACTATATTAATTATTAAAAGAGTATGAGGGGAAGATGCTATTGAGCAACTTTTTTCTTGTGAAAAGTGCGTTAAAAATGATAGTAAATTTTAAACAAAATTAGACTGTTGCGTTGTTGGTGCAATTAGAGGAAAATACGAAGATGAATGGAGAAATTTATGGCTGCTAAAACAGGACAATCGTCAAGAGCAAAAGCAAGAATGCGTGCACTAGGATTAGAAGCTCCAGTTGGACGCCCAAGAACATCTATAGAAGACCTTCCTGAGAATTGGAAAGAGATCATGATGGCTGAGGCTCAAGATGGTGGTGGTCCGACTGCTTACATGGTTAAACTTGGAATAGCTCACACGGCTTTCAACACTTTGATGGATGACTCTGAAGATTTTCAGAACACTTTTGAGGCTTGTATGTTGTTATGTAGGTACTGGTGGGAGACTCAAGGTCGCAGAATGGCGAGTGGTGCAGACGGAAATGCAACTGTCTGGAGTCTTAATATGACAAACAGATTCAACTGGCGAAGTGGTCGGAATGAAGTCGTCGGAGACCCAAACGCTCCTGTTGTTAACAAACATGAAGTGAAAAATGTTACGATGACAAAAGAAGAAATAATGAAAGAACTTGAGGCAAGAGGCTTGCCAACATCGCTTCTGGAAGACTGATGAAGCTCGCTGAAATTGAGATGCTTGAACAACTGGCGATCGTCGAAAGCCGTGAGAACTTTTGGAAGTACCGTCAATTCATAAACGGTAAAAAGTTCAAGAAGGGCTGGTGGCAACGTAAGATCAGCTACGAACTTCAGCAGTTCGCTGATGATCTAGAGGCTGGCAATCGTCCGATCTTAGTCATTGAAGCTCCTCCACAGCATGGCAAGTCAAAAACGATTGTTGAGTTTCTGACATGGCTTTCAGGCAAGAATCCTAATCTGAAAACGATTTACACTTCGTTCAGTGAGCGACTAGGCGTTCGTGCAAACTTGATGTGCCAAAGAATCTATGACACGGACAAATATAAGAAGATCTTTCCTGAAACAATCATAAACGCTGTAGGCACGCCAACGGTCATTGCTGAACATTCGACCCGAAACCGTGAATTGTTGGAATACATAGGCAAGGAAGGCTTTTTCCGTAACACGACAGTTCGTGGTGCAATCACTGGTGAAGGTTTGGACTTAGGCGTCATCGATGACCCAATAAAAGGGCGTGAAGAAGCTGGCTCAGAGACCGTTCGAAACAAAACATGGGATTGGTTCACAGACGACTTCTTCACTCGGTTCTCTGACGAGGCTGGTTTGTTGGTGATCTTGACTCGTTGGCACGTGGACGATCCTGTTGGGCGCATGAAGTCTGAATTCGGAAGCCGTGTGAAGGTAATAAGCTATCCAGCGATCGCTGAGAAGGACGAAGAGTTCCGCAAGGCTGGAGAGGCATTGTTCCCTGAACACAAGTCGTTAGAGTTCTTGCTTGAGCGCAAGAAGATCATGGCTTCAACCAGTTGGAATTCACTATACCAACAAAACCCGCAAGTCGTCGGTGGCGAGTTGATCAAAGGTCATCACTTCGGAAGCTACAAACAATTGCCGATACTCAAGGAACGTAAGATCTTTGCTGACACTGCACAAAAGACTGCCGAGCGCAATGACTTCAGCGTTTTTGAGTGCTGGGGCAAAGGCGTTGATGGAAAGATCTACCTGATCGATATGATTCGTGGTAAGTGGGAAGCGCCTGAACTCAAGCGCAGAGCCGTAGCGTTCTGGAACAAACACAAAGCCTATGAAACGACATTGCTAGGTCAACTGCGCAAGCTCAATGTTGAAGACAAGTCTTCAGGCACAGGCTTGATTCAAGAGATAAAAGCTGCAGGGCAAATACCTATTGGCGCTATTGAACGAACAAAAGACAAATACACACGCGTGCTTGATGCGTTGGGCTACATTGAGAGCGGTTACATAATGCTGCCTGAAGATGCGCCATTCGTTTCAGACTTCATTGATGAGTGCGAGGCATTCACTGCTGACGACAGCCACCTGCACGACGACCAGATCGATCCAATGCTTGACGCCATTGAAGATTTTCTCGCGTCTAATAACTTAACATCATTATGGGAAAAACAATCATGAGACAACAGAAAATGCGCAAGCCATTGCCAAAAGCCCAAGCAAGAGACGGATTCGCCAACTTTACTGCACGCATGGGCATTGGTGCACAGAACGTATTGAGCCAAGCGCAGTACACGTTCGATCTTCTGACCCGCAATCGCATTAAGCTCGAAGCTATGTACCGTGGATCTTGGATAATTGGCGCTGCAGTAGACTGCGTTGCTGAGGACATGACTCGAGCTGGTGTCACGATCAATGGCGTTGACGATCCTGCCAAGATGAAAGCTATGCAAACAGTGTTGACTCGCAAAGGCGTTTGGAGCTCATTGCTTGAAGGCATAAAATGGGGCAGACTCTATGGTGGTGCATTGTCTGTCATCGTTATTGACGGTCAAGACATGGCTACACCGTTAGACGTCAACACTGTTATGAAAGATCAATTCAAAGGGCTTCGAGTTTATGATCGTTGGCGCTTGCAGCCTGATCTCAATGACCTTGTTGAAGACGGCATTGACCAAGGAGACCCAAAATTTTACCGAGTTGTTAGCTCATGGGAAGGAAACAAAGCTAATTTGACCAGCCTGAAGATCCACCACAGCCGTGTGGTTAGACACTTAGGCATTAAGTTGCCTTACTGGCAAGCAATCACAGAAGAGCTTTGGGCAGAGGCTATTCCGGAAAGAATCTATGACCGTCTTGTTGCGTTCGACACCTCTTCTGCAGGCGCTGCAAACTTAATCAACAAGGCGCACTTACGCACGGTTCAGATCGATGGGCTGCGTGAGGTGTTCGCTGCTGGAGGCAAGGCTGAAGAGAATCTTTTAACTATGTTCCATCACATGCGCATGCTGCAGACCAATGAAGGTCTAACGCTTCTGGACAAGAATGATACATTCGCCACCAGTTCATATTCGTTTGCAGGCTTGAGCGACATGATGTTGCAATTTGGCCAACAGATCTCTGGCGCAACTGGAATACCGTTGGTGCGATTGTTTGGTCAAGCACCAGCAGGGCTTAACTCTACTGGTGATGCTGATTTGCGCATGTATTACGACAATGTCAATGCTCAACAAGAGTCAACGCTCAGAGAGGCTATGCATAAAATACTGCGTATTGCTTACCGCTCTGCGAATGGCGACGAAATTCCTGAATCGCTCGACTTTGAGTTTGTGACCTTGTGGCAAACATCCACCAAAGAGAAAGTTGACATTGCTAATGTTGGCTCAACTGCGATCAACAACTCTTACACGACAGGCACGATCGATCTTCCAACAGCGATGAAAGAACTCAAAGCTTTGAGCGATCAAACTGGGATGTTTGGTTCAATAACCGAAGAAGCTATCACAGCAGCGGAAAATGAACCTCCTCCAGCGCCAATAGAGTCTGCTCCATTGCCAGAGGAAGAAACGCCTCAGCCATCAGCGATCGACAGAATAAAAGATTGGCTCAAACGTGGCTAGGCAATTCGAACTTCCAAAGAGTGTTGAACGACGTTACGCGACTGAGCTGAGGCGTGTGGCACGAATCGTCGGTGGTTTGGTGCAATCTCAAGTCGATGGTTCAACAATCCGAGACCCTCGCAGACTTGCTCAGGCGTTGCTTGACTATTCTGAAGCTCTCGGTCCATGGGCTGAACGCTTGGCTGCTAAAATGATTCGCGAGAGCGCAAGTTCAAATTATTCAGCGTTCAGAAGCAGATCTAGCGCTATAGGCTCGTCTCTTAGGTCGATGCTTTCTGAAACTGCGATCGGCGCAACAGCAAGAATGTTGCAAGAGCGTCAAGTTGAGTTGATTAAGAGCTTGCCTTTGGAGGCAGGTCTCAGGGCGCAGAAGCTTGCTCAAGAAGCTGTGATTGGATCCAAACGCGCTGATGTCGTGGCAGAAGAGTTAGCTCGTACAGAAGAAGTTACATTGAGTCGAGCGACACTAATCGCACGAACAGAGGCAGCAAAAACAAATGCAGCGATCACGCAAGCTCGAGCTGAGTTCATAGGCGCAACACATTACATATGGCGCACTGCAGAAGACGCTGACGTGCGAGAAAGTCATGCTGTGATGGAAGGCGTTGTTTGTGAGTTTGCCAATCCTCCAGCGATCGAAGGAGAAGGCAACCATGGACCAGGAGAGATATACAATTGTCGGTGTTACGCTGAACCAATAATTCCTGACCCAAAATAATTGTTTGCTTTTCAAAATAATTGGCGCATAATAATCATATATGGAAATGTATGCAACAAATCAATGGCTAAATCCAACCTGAGAATGTAAATGGCTGACAAATTTTATTACGCTGCCAAGTTGTCCGACAACATGAGCGAAACGCCTGAAGGCTTCCTCGTCTGTCACAACGTTCCTATCTCTCGCGCTGGTGAATTGATTTATGCACCTAGCGAAACTCCAATTTCAGCCGTCAACGGCAAAGTGATCATTAACAGAACTGTTGAAGAGATCCACGACCTTGTTGCAATGTCCAGTTTCGAAGGCAAACCTGTAACAATCAATCACCCTGAAGACTTCGTCACTCCGGAAAACTGGAAAGAGCTTGCAGTTGGCTTCGTGCAGAACGTCCGTCCAGGAGAAGGTGAAGACGCAGACAAAGTTATTTGCGAATTAATGATCACCGACTTTGAAGCTATTCAAGTCATCAAGTCTGGCAAGCTCAGAGAGCTTTCTTGTGGTTACGAAGCTGAATACATCGAGGAAGAAGCTGGTCGTGGCAGACAAGAGAACATTAGAGGCAATCACGTAGCACTAGTGCCATCTGGACGGTGCGGTTCAGAATGTGCAATTTTCGATCACGCACCAAAACAGGAGACTCAACCAATGTCAACTAACAAAACTTTGAAAAATAAAGTTTTGAGTCTCTTCGGGAAAGCTCTTGATGAAGCCATGCCTGAAGAAACTCCTAACGAAGAAACGCCAGCAATGGACGAAGGTATGAAAGCGATGTACGATGCTTTTATGAAGCGCATGGACTCGCTTGAAGCGATGATCACAGGCAAAGAAGTAGACGAAGATCCAGAAGCTGCACCTACTGAAGCTGCACCAATCAGCGAAGAAGGTCAACCTGCTGCAGACGCTACAGTTGAAGAACGTTTGGCTGTTTTGGAAGCTGCGATGGCTAAGATGATGGGCAGTGGTTCAGAAGACGCAGACCCAGAAGCTGCTCCAGCTGAGAAGTCTGAAGATATGTGCAAAGACGCTGAGACAATTGCTCGTGCTGAAATCTTAGCTCCTGGAATTGTCAAAACTGCTGATGTGAAAACAAAAGCGTTGGACAAAGCTTACGCAACTGAAGAAGGCAAAGCTGTGATTGACACATTATTGGGCGGCAAGCCTTATAAAACCGCTGACAAAGATCTTTTGTTTGTTGGTGCATCAGAGTTGTTGAAGGGCGCTCGTCGCAGCACCTTGAACAACACACGAGTTTCTTTGGATTCACTTCCAGGAATGAAAGATGGCGAGATGACGCCAGAAAAACTTAACCAAATGAATGCCGCACGTTACGGCACTAAGTAAGGAGAATTAAACCATGACTAGCTTTTTATATCGCGCTCCGTCTGGTGTTGCTGGTGACGTAACTCGTCCTGATGACACCGTTGTTGAGTCAGCTCTTATCAATTCTGAAGTTCCACCAGTGTTATTTGGCGCTCCTGTAAAGATGACTGCAGGCAAGATAGAAGCCATTGAATCAGGTGATGCAGCGACAGACTTTTTCGGCATCATTTCACGTGTTGCTCCAGCGATCAACGGTTCTCTTTCAGAGGCTTTTGGTTCAGGCGTTCCAAACGTTGATGCAACTCAAGGCATTGTTGTTGAAGGTTATGTAAACGTTAAATGTACAGTTGGCACACCAGTGCGCAATGGCATTGTTTACATGCGTGTTACAGCTGACACAGGCAAACTTGTTGGCGACCTAGAAGCTACGGCTGATGGCGTTGCAAACGTTGCGTTGGTTGGCGTAACTTGGGCTATTGACGGCAAAGACTCTAGCAACGTAACTGAAATCCGTATCAAATAAGGAGCAACAACATGAAAACCTTTGACTCAACCCTAGCTTACTATGTAAATCAGCTAGATAATTTAGACAAAACGCTCCATGAGCCGTTATACAGTGTTAGCTGGGGTCGTGACATCAAGTTGCGTTCAGGCATCACAATGGCGAATGAAAGCACATCATTCTTGCGCAACACGATTGGTGCAATCGGCACTCAATCAGCTGACGGCTTGCCTTGGATCTCACCAAACACAACGACTCTTCCTGGTCTTTCTGTTGATGGCGAGCGTATCACATTGCCATTGCGTTTGCTCGGTCATGAATTGAGCTACACATCAGTTGAACTTGAACGCAGCCAATTGTTAGGTCAACCGATCGACAATCAAAAAATGGTCGCACTGAACACCATCTACCAAATGGCAACCGACAAAATGGTTTACATCGGTGACACAGCAGTTGGTGCAACAGGCTTGGTAAACAGCTCAACCGTTTCAGCTGCTGGCGTAACTGCTGACGGTGCTGGTGGTGGTGGCTCATCTCCATTGTGGGCTAACAAAACTCCAGACCAAATCTTGCGTGATGTGAACGACATGCTGGAAGCTGCATGGGCTGCAACTGGTTATGCGGTTTGTCCTGATGAATTGCGCTTGCCTCCAGCGAAAATGGCTGCGATCGCTTCACGTAAAGTTTCAGACGCTGGCAACATGAGCATCTTGACTTACTTGGAAGAGAACAGCATTGCGTTGCGTGTGAACGGTCGTAAGTTGAACATTCAACCTCTGAAATGGTTGACTGGTCGTGGTGCATCTAGTGCTGACCGTATGGTTTGCTACACCAATGCAGAAAACTTCGTTCGTTTCCCAATGGTACCGATCCGTCGCGAAACTCCTTACTACTTAGGCATCAAGTTCAACGCACCATACATCTGGGCGTTTGGCGAGACCGAAGTGGTTTACCCAGAAACAATTCTGTACCGTGACGGCATCTAGCCAGAAAGGTTTAAAATGAAAATTCAATTCAATTCTCCTGTTACCCTGAATGCTGAGGACGGCTCAAAGCTGACCCTTGGCAAAGGGCTTCACGATGTTGATGCAAAGTTTGCGAATGATTGGTATTTGCAAGCCATGGTCAAAGACGGTTCAGCCGTTGTAATGCGTGAAGAAAAAGAAGTTGAAGGTGAAGTGATTGATTCAACAACTGGTCCGAAAGAGCTGGCTGAAAAATCTGTTAAAGAGATTGAAGCCATTCTTCCAGAGTTGGTTGGTGGTCAATTGCAAGAATTGCTTGAAGCAGAGAAGAACGGCAAAAACCGTAAGTCTCTAATCGAGCAAATCGAAAAAGCAATTGAAGTACGAGGCGTTGCTGAGTAATGGACAACGCTCAATTCCGTCTTGATTTTCCTGAGTTCGGAAGCACGACTATTTTCACCGACGCCATGCTCACATTTTGGGCTGGCATCGGTGCGAAAGTCATCTCTCAAGATCGCATGGGAGACTTATACAATCAGGCTTTGAGTCTGTTTGTTGGGCATAATATAACTTTGCAAGCAGGAAACATAGCTGCTGCAGGGTCTGGTGGAACTCCAGGACAAGCTTCTGGCGCAATCGCTAGTAAAGCAGTTGGACAAGTAAACGTAAGCTACGACACAGCGAGCGCAATGGAACCGAATGCTGGCCATTGGAATCAAACGCTCTACGGTCGTCAATACATTCAATTAACAAGATTGTTGAGCAAAGTTGCGTATCAGCTATGAGCTTAAAAGTTGTCAAAGATCAAACCAGAAACGCACTCAAGGCTCTGGAGTCTTTGAACAAATCACGCGTGCTGATAGGCATCCCTTCTGAAGAAAACAACCGTGAAGACGGTGAGCCAATAGGCAACGCTCAACTAGGTTACATTCAAGAAAATGGAAGTCCTGCTCGAAACATTCCTGCCAGACCGTTTTTAGTTCCTGGAGTGGCCAAAGCAGAAACTGATTGTGCCAATATCTTAGGAAAATACGCAAAAGTTGCATTCAAAGACCCAAAAGCTATAGAAAAAGGCTTGACAGCTGCTGGAATACTAGCAGTAAACAGCGTTAAAGCCACGATAAAATCTGGTGAAGGCTTTGCCCCATTAGCGCCTTCAACTTTGGCCGCTAGACGCAGAGCAGGATTTTCAGGCACCAAGCCTTTGATAAGAACTGGTCAACTTTTGAATTCAATCAACTTCGTCGTGAGAGAAAAATAATGGCGCTCATCGACGTTACACAATTATTGACAGACCCAGACTTCACGGACACGGTTCAACTGATCCGTCGAGCGAAAGACGTGAATGACTTTGGCGAAGGCGTTTTAACAGAGGCAGATCCTGTTGATGCCAAGATGGTCGTGCAACCTGCAACTGGCGACGACTTGAAAAAGATGCCTGAAGGTTCTGTTTTCACAGAGATGATAAAAGTTTGGTTCAAGGGTGAACTAAGACTGCAAACTGTTGATGGTTATTCAGACATAATTGTCGCTAGAGGTCGCAGGTTCGAATGTTACAAGCCAGACGACTTCAGCAACTACGGTGCTGGTTACATGGCAGCAATTTGTATATTGGAGAATCCTAATGCCTAACAGCAGCGCAACAGGTGGATTCTTACAGCAAACAGGCGCTTCAATAGATGGCGTTGATTTGAAGCAGTTCTTGCAGCAGCTCATTGTCAATGTGACAGGGCTGGCAGGAAACTTGGTCAGACCCTTGTGGCAACCGAATCCTCCAAACATTCCTGGAATAGAAGTTGATTGGTGCGCTTTTGGGATTCAGAATCAAATTCCTGATGCAAATTCTTACCACAAACAGCTGGACGAAGGTGGCGCACAACTGTTGCGTCATGAAGAATTGGAAGTTTATTGTGTGTTTTATGGACCAGATGCAAAAATAAATGCAGGAAAGTTGCGCGACGGACTAGAAATCGGGCAAAATAGGGAAATATTACTTTTGAACGGAATTGGTCTGAAAGGTTTTTCAAACACTAAGACGTTTCCGGAATTGATTAACAATCGCTACTTTGAAAGGTCTGACATAACAATGACGCTCAGACGTGAAATTAGAAGAGATTATGACATTCTGCATTTTCTGTCTGCTGATGGCACAGTTTATGCTGATGACGCTGCATCGCAACCGCTGATCGAAACTTGGTCAGTTTCAAATTAGGAGAAACAAAATGGATGGTTTAAATGTTGGAAGATTGGTTCGTGCAACAGTCAACCTAGCGCCACTGGCTGCTGCTCGTCGTGGCTTCGGCACTTTACTTATTGCTGGTGACTCAAGCGTCATCGACGGCTCAGAGCGCATTCGTGCATACACAGACCTTGAATCAGTGGCAGACGACTTTGGTTTGTTAGCGCCTGAATATCTGGCTGCTGCACTTTATTTCGGTCAAAGTCCTCGTCCTCAATCATTGAACATTGGTCGTTGGTTGCGCACTGCAACTGCTGGCTTCATTGATGGCGGCATCTTGACTACAGCTGAACAAGCGATTGCTAACTTTAACGGCATTGCTGATGGTTCTTTCACGATCAGTGTTGATGGTGTTGAGCAAGACGTTCTATTGGTAGATTTGACTGGCGCACTAAACTTGAATGGTGTGGCAACTGCGATCAACTTGGTTCTTACAGGCGCAACAGCATCTTGGGACGGTTCTCGTTTCACAATTACGAGCGACACAACAGGCGTGCTCTCTAGCGTTGGCTATGCAACACCTGCAGGTTCAGGCACCAACTTAGCCACATTGTTAAAATTGACTTCTGCGACCGCACTTGCACCAGTTGAAGGTTTCGCTGCTGAATCTCCTGCTGAGGCTGCTGCTGCTTTGGCTGATGCTTCTGGATTGTGGTACGGCTTGACATTCTCTGCTTCAACAATGCCTACTGGTGATGAATATGAAGCCGTTGCAGCGTTCATTCAAGGCGCTTCAATCAGCCGTATCTTTGGCGTGACTGAAACTGACACTCGTGTGTTAGACGCTTCTTACGAATTGGATCTAGCCACTCGTTTCAAAGATCTTAACTACTCACGCACATGCGTTCAGTTCTCTGCTAACCCTTATGCGATCTGTTCTCTGATGGGTCGTGCATTCTCAGTTAACTTCTCTGCTAACCGTAGCACAATCACATTGATGTACAAGATTGAACCAGGAGTTGTCGCCTCAACATTGACAGAAACCCAAGCTCAAACCCTGAAAGCAAAACGTTGTAATGTGTTCGTAAACTATCAAAACGACACAGCGATCATTCAGTATGGTGTGATGTCTGGTCAAGCTTATTTCGATGAGATCCACGGTTTGGATTGGTTTGTTGACGCATTGCAAAATGCTGAATACAACTTGCTTTACCAAAGCAAAACAAAAATCCCACAAACTGATGCTGGTCAAAATCAATTGGTCAACGTGGCTGCTGGCGTTTGTGAAGAAGCTGTTAACAATGGCTTGGTCGCTCCAGGACAATGGAATGCAGACGGCTTCGGTCAACTTGAACGTGGTCAATTCCTTGATCAAGGGTATTACATCTACACTCAACCAATGGCACTGCAAGACCAGTCAATCCGTGAACAACGTATCGCTCCTCCAATGCAAATCGCATTGAAATTGGCTGGTGCGATCCACGAGTTAGATCTGATTGTAGACGTTAACCGCTAAGGAGAAATAAAATGGCGACATATTCATTTTTAGACGTTGTAGCAGCAATCAATGGGATCGGAGGATCGATCAATTTGGCTGCTGGTGCTGCTAGTGCTGAGGAAGGCATCACGATCGAGTCAACCCAAGACAAGAACGTCATGACTATCGGTGCTGATGGCGAAGGCATGCATTCATTAGTTGCAGACGAATCAAGCGTTGTAACAATTCGCTTGTTGAAAACTTCACCGATCAATGCACAGTTGCAGTTGATGTATAACTTGCAGACTCGCTCTTCAGTGACGCACGGCAAGAACGTTATCACAGTCCGAGACGTTGCAAGAGGAGATTTTATAGCACTCACTCAAGCAGCTTTCAAAAAACGTCCAACAATAAATTTTGCAAAAGAAGGTGGCATGATGGAATGGACATTCGATGCGATCAAAACAAACACCATCCTTGGTGTTGGAACGCCTGAGGTATAACGATGGAATTTGAACTCTCAGAAAAGAGATATAGCGTCGGCAAGTTAGACGCTAGAACACAGTTCCACATCGTCCGAAGACTTGCACCAGTGCTCTCTGAGTTAGCACCTGCG